ACGCAAGGCGAACAACATTACGGATTTGACCACGATTTAGACCAGCTGGTGAGAACCATGGATCGCGTTGTAGATCTGTGCGAACACAGAGACCAGCAACGTCGGCATTGAGTGGAACATAACGGTATGCATCGTTATACTTGTCGTATTGATACTTCCAACCAGAATCCATCACACCATATGATGTTCCGCTAGTAAGTAGATCACGATACGCAGTGACTGCATCAGCTGAGGCTTGTGCGCCAATCACATTTGCATTTGCTGGTGATACGAATGCAACACAATCTTTACGACTATCTGCAACGGTTAGATATTTGTTTGCAACAGTTACTTGATCAGTTACGCTTAGTCCTGCAGAGTCTCCGCAGTCTCCAGCAAATAGCAAGGAGATGTCGTTGACTTCTTTGTTTGCTAACAAATCAATTGCATTCGTGTAAGAAGAAGCAGAAGCAGAACCATCAGCACCATTTACAAGTGAGAAAGTTGTTGCATCCCAACCTGGAGTGTAGAATACACCAGTGCCTCTTGCGTTTGCAGTTGCAACTGTAACACCCCATGTGTTACCGTTTGTCGTTGCATTTGTTGCGTCTGGATGTCCTAGCCAGTGAATATACTTTGAGTTGCGATATAGAACTTCTTTATAGTAAATAGATTCGCCTGAGTCGCCCTTCGCATCAGATGCTTTTGAGAGATTTGCGAAACGCTCAAGAACTGTGTTTGCAACGCCGCTGATTCGACCATCTTCGTCGACAACAACAATGTGCATTTCGTCGTTTGCAACTGATCTGCCTGTGACACTGGTTGCATATGTTGATGTTCCAGGAGGACCATCAAACAATCCGCGATATCCCCATGCATTAAAGTTTGCTGTTGCAGAGTTTGCGCAGACTGAAATCTTTAGTGAATTTCCGAGTGTTCCAGGGAAACGTGCAGCGAAAGAAACGCTTGCATTTGCAGCAGCGCTGCCGTATGTATTGAAATAGTTTTCATCGTTTGGAATGCTTACATTTGCACTTGCGCTTGTTAATGCATTATTTGCGCCTGTTGCAAGAGCACGAACGACACGAAGATCGTTTCCATATGCCAAGAAGTTTGCCGCAGACATGAATGAGACTGCAGTTTCTGAGTCTGGTGTGAAAAACTTTTCAACAAGACCGCTTTCGCTTGAAACCTGAACTACGCTGTTTGCTGGACCCCAACGAAACAAACCAACCGTCGCACCAGTTGAAGTGCCGACCGCTGGCACAGAAGTTGTGAGATCAATTTCAGAAGTATTAACTCCTGGAGAAACTAAAAATGCCATGTTTTTACTCCTGTTTTGGAGAGATAGAAATTCTACGGTTTATTTAGTAAATTGGGGTTTTTAACGGTTTACAAAGGTCCAAACAGCACCACCCTCAACAAATCTCTGCTCTCCGTGATCAATTTCTTCATGTCCAGCAATTGGAGTTGGTAAAGATTCTTCTTCAATTTGCCTCATCTGTTCGTGATATAATCTTTCACGAATGTTTGTATTACTTAGGTCAGCAAAAAACGACTGATTCGTCATCCATGAAAATAAAACAAGTGACATTACAAGGTCATCATGACTGCCTTCTTCTGCTTCAAAACTTCCACCTTTCGCAATGAATGTTGAAAGTTCAGAGATCGTATCAAAATCTTGAATTAAGAGTTTTTGATTTTCAATTAGATTTTTGAGGATTGAACATCCGAGTCGTTTGACAGACTTGGTTGTACGAATACCACGTTGAGATTTATTTCCATAACCCCATGTAAGTGACATTTTACCTTTCATATCAACTGTAGCGAGGATATTCTCATATTCATAATCTTCGAATAAAGAGTCGACGACTTGTTGTCCATTGTCGTTAATTTCAATTAAAACATAGGCTTGGTTATAGTAGGTGCCGATCTTTTTAAGAATCGATGGATAAACAAGCGGACTGATATTATTATCCTTATAGGTGCAAACCTGTCGATATGGAATCTGCGTTATATCTAGAACACTAAATGCAGAGTAATCTAGACCCTTGCCGCGAGAGGTATCGACAACCATTGCATAGTTATGCCCCTCAATTGGTTGTTCGTAGACCTTAATTCCATTATCGGAAAGATGCATTGGCTTTACAAAGGCTAACGATTTCAATGCTGCAGCTGACAAAAGCGTGCCAGCCGAACCCATGAACTCGCATTCCATTTCTTGCAAAAACTTTTCTTCACCAAGAACACGCCGTTGTTCATCTGCCCATTTCTGATCGCGACCTGGAACCTGTCTCCAGTTTGCTTCAATGTGTTTAAATCCGTTTAATCCTTCCACAGCTTCGGTCCACATGCGATAATAGTGATTCATTCCGTTTGGTGTGGAAGAAATTAAAATCTTAGACTGTGTACCAGAAGAAATCGTTGGGTAAACAGAGGTGAAGAATTCGTCTGCAATATTACTTGGAACGAATGCAAACTCGTCGAGGTACAACAATGAGATAGAGTAACCACGAATTGCTGATGATGCAGTAGAGGATGCAAGAACTCGACAATTGTTTTCAAGTTCAATGTCGCCTTTGTTCCAAACACGCACACCTTGCTGCAACCACAATGGTAAAGATTCATATGCGATTTTAATGCGATTTAAAATTTCGCGAGCTGTGGGTGCCTTGTTGGCAAGAATTGCAACAAACTTATCTTCATTAAATAGAATATACCAAAGGATATATCCAACAACCATCGTGGTCTTACCCACCTGACGACCAGCCTTTACAATAACACGACGATTGTCGTTGATATCTTGGACTGCTTGTCGTTGAAATGGGTATAAAGAAATTTGAACAAAACCTTTGTCAAGAGTGATAATCTTAACATAGTTCTCAATAAAGTATAGTGGATCTTTTGCGCATTTGACATACTCGCGGACTTCGGCTTCCGTGAGTTGCATTGGCATATTGATTCGTTTTAATTTGGGATTTCCCAAATAATTTTTAATTCTATTCGGCAGATTCATTCTTTAATTTCTTGAGTAAATCTGCAGTTGAGCCAACGAATACTGCTTTGTCTACGTTGATATTTGTTGGTGCAACTTCTTTTGGTTTTAAATCTTGTTGCTGTTTTTGCAAGATCATAAGTTTCTCTGTCACATCAGAGAGATTCTTAATCATGTTTGCAGCAACTTCGTAGGCTCTTGGGTGTTGTGATTCTTTAGCAACTTCTAAAATACCATCAAGTGCTTCATTACCTTTTTCAATGAGATTGTAATAGTTCGAACGAGAATAATCTGCATCTGGATTCTCGTTGTTTGAATGATGCACAGTTATTGGCTTGTCATTTTCTTTCACAACAGGCACATAATCAGTGTTTAGTATCTCTGCTAAATTTTTATCTACTTCACTCATGAAATGTTCGGATAATATTCAGTTGTCTCATTAAACCCAAATGCAGTGTTTATATTAGCAGTGCTTGGATCTGGTGTAACAGTTAGATTCACAAGTTGATTGTCATTTACATCAAAGGTTTGAATCTTGTAAGAAGTATTTGATACTGCTCCGCGAATACGAGTATTTACTACAAATACTCCAGAAACATCTGTCACAACAATTTGATTTGCAGTATTGTTCCAGGCTCTCACAAAGGCGCTGGCATTTGCAGAAGATTCATTCACACCTTCATAAACCAACTCACCTATTTTATAATCACCGCTTCCATTATTTAAAGTCATTTTTCTATCTGTATTGCCATAGTACGAACTATCAAATGTATTTGCAGTTGATGTGCGAATAATTTTTGCATTTGCAGTAATTGGACCATACATCCATGCTTTCATTGTAAACGTTAATGTCCAAACAAGCGTTCTCAATTCTTCTGATGGTCCAATTGCTTCGGCATCATAGTTGATTGAATCAAGAATAATTGGCACATCTGTCTTGAGTGTGGAAATATTAACGAGGTCCATCTTCACTGTGTAGTCTGGTTTGAAGTATGGAAGGATTTGTTCAACAATTTGCGTTCCATCTTCTGTATTACGAGCATAAATGTACAATGTAAATGTAAAGTTATATGGAGTGATTTGTACTGTTTTTACTGTTGACGCAGTATCGCCTGCAGCAAATTGTAGATTGTATTGGCTTTGTTTGCGCAATGGATCATAGTCAATTGAAGTCAATTCAAAACTCATTCGAGGAAGAGTCATTTGAACTTCTTTGGCTAGAGTTGGATCTTGAGTGATACGAGCATAGAATTTTTCTTTTGTTGCATAAGAAAGCGGAACAATAATTCTTTCAATCTCAACTGTTCCTGCCTTGTTATATCTTTTCAATTGAATATTATTAAAAAGAGTTCCAAAGCCAACAACTAACTTGCGGATAATTCTATGATAAAAATGTATATTCGAAAGCATTATGGCTCACCAAATGGATTTGTTTCAGTGAAGTCAAGAATGCTATCTGCTTCTGTTTCAATGCGTGTGTTATCTTCAAATGGATCTGTGGCATTTTCTTGAGTGTTTCCGCTAGGAAGAGTCCACACAGCTCCGCTTCTCTCTCCACGAACCGCTGTCCCCGCAGCAAATTCACCTTTAATATTGCGAATTCTAAGGAGCCTTGTTGGTTTATCCCAGCTCGTGACATAACCTTTTGCTGTTGCTGCTGCTAATGATGCGCCTTGATAAACGACCTCAGTAACAGTAAACGTTCCTGCGCCGCCAGCAGTCATTGTATACTCAACAGAGTATGCATTATTTTCGCACACTTTGTCAATTGCCTCAATGCCAGTATTGATTAGTTCACCATTGTATTTAAATGTTTCAATGTTAATTCCAAACATGTATGGTGCAAGTTTACCAGCCTGGAAGAAATTCTTTTCTTCTTCAACTCGACGAATTT